TCATGCTTCCTCTCCACGAATCGGCAGGGTCAGGGTCGCGGCGGGCGAAAGGCCCGCGGCGGTGACCTGGCGGACTTCGATCTCCAGCCCGCTGGCGTCGATAGCGGTGCCGAGCCGCATTCCCGGCGCGAGCATGTCCACCGTCCAGGCGGGGCCGGCGGCGGGTTTCAGCATTATGCGATAGCGCTCGCCCCCAGGCTCGGGCGCCACGTCCGCGCCATCGCGCCATCGCGAGTCGTGCCGGCCGCGCCGTGCCCAGCGCAGGTGGACGTCCCCATCGGGGAGCGGCTGCGCGGCGAGGTGCACCGGCGCCAATGGCAGCAGCGAAATGCCGCGCACCGGGGCGCGGGCCTCGGCGGGGCCACCCGTGTCGCCGGCCCCTTCGGCCAGCAGTCGCACTTCGGTGCCCAGTGCCGTTCGAGGCAGATCGATCAGCGTTAGCGCATCCGCGTCGAGCAGCACGAAGCGGTCGCCGGACCGCTGGGTGCCGATGGCCCGCTCGGTGCCGTGCCGTCCGCGCCACAGTCCGGAAAGGCGCCAGCGGCCGCCGCCCAGCGATTGTGCATGCGCGAACTGGATGAGTTCGTCGCCCAGCATCGCGAGGTTGGCGCCTTGGTCGAGTGCCGTCGCATCGGCCTGGTCGAGCTGCATGGCGGCGTGGGCGAGCGCCACTTCGGTCCAGTTGCGCCGATCGTCGATCTGCGGCGGGGCGGAGCCCGGGGGAATGCGGATGTCGCCGAGCACCGCGATGCCGCGGGTGCCGCCGCTCGGCCGCCATGCCGCGCCATCGTCGGTACTGAGCAGCAGCGCGGCGCGGCGCCATCCGGCAGCGTCGCCCGCCGCCGCCACGGCGAGGCGGGGCACGGCGGCCACGCCATCGTCGACCGGCGGCAGTTCGAACGCGTGCAATATCGTCCGGCCGATCGCGGTATCGGGCGCGTGGTTCACGCGTCCGCCGCTCGCGGCGATCGGCCTCACTGCCGGGGCCAGCGCAACGCAGTCGAGCGATATCGTCATCGCCTCGAGTTTCCAGCCGTCGACGCGCCAGATGCCGGGCGTTCCGGCGATCCGCACGCGCGCGCCAGGGGGGATGGCAAGCGCTTCCCAGCCGACATGGACGCTTCGCCGGGTCCGCTCGATATCGGCCCGGAGCAATGCCGCCTCCGCCAGCGTCCGCGCGGTGCCGGCATCCATCGCGGCGGGCAGCTCGATCCGCGCCTCGCTCAGGCCTGCCCCGGGCGCGGCGGCTCGGCGCACGCCGATCTGATAGTCGCGGGCGGGGTCATAATGGCTGAGCGTCAGCGCCCGTGGCGCGCGCGTCGCGGGCGCGACCGACCGGTTCGCGCGTCCCCGGCCGCCGGCGCCTTCGTCCTGGATGACGATCGCGTCCCCCGGTCCGCAGAGCAGCGTCGGGCCCGGGCCGAACCAGCCGCCCGCGGCTTCCGCCAGCAGCTCCGCCACGGCGGCCAGGCTCGTGCCCTGCGCCGCGAAGCCGGCCAGCGCCAGGGTCGGGCCGCTCGCCGCCACTGCGCCGAGTGCGACGGCGATGTCGCCGGCGGCAACCGGCCCCGAATCCGCCTGCACTTCGAACGTCAGCGACGGGATTCGATTGCCCCAGGGCCCCAGCTCCAGATCCTCGAACACGGCATAGGCGATGCCGCGATGCGCCGGGGCGAGCCCGATGCCCTCCGCAGCCGCGATCAGCGGATCGGCTGGCTGGTCTTCGCCGCCCAGATACAGGCGAAAGCCGGTGCGTGCCTTGAAGTCGCCGGCGCTGCCGCGCAGCAGCTGCCCGTCCGCCCAGATCCGCCCCACCCCCAGGATCGGCCGCGCCGAGAGTGCCACCGCCAGGCTGGCCGTATAGCTGTAGGTCGTGCTGCCAGGCTGCCCCTTGCCGCCCGATCGGCTGTCGCGATGCTCGACAAGGTCGGTGGCCCAGATCACCGATCCCGCCACCCGCATCGTGCCGAACAAGCTGGGAAGCTGGGTGCCATAGGAGGAAGTCTGCACCTTTAGGTCGCTCAGCCGCGGCCCCTCGCGGCGCTTGCCGGCGGGCAGGATCGCGTGATCGACGGCATTGCCGATCAGCCCGCCGATCGCCGCGCCCAACGGGCCGCCGATCAAGCCGCCGGCCATGGTCAGCACCATCGTCGCCATGTCAGTCCTCCTTTCGTCGCCAGCGGCCGATCACCGGCCAGGGCAGCGGATCGGGCCGCTCCACCACCCGGCGCAGCATCGCGTCGGCATGGACCAGGCCCGTCCCGCTATCGATGCCCAGGTGCATTTGCCCCGCGCCGCTCGCGAGCAGCACCAGGTCTCCCGCGCGCCGTCCTTCCGCCGGAACCAGTCCCGCGGCTTCCGCCACCGCCGCCACCCGCGCCGCATCGGCGCTGCGCATCGCATAGCCGGCGGGCACCGCCCTTCGGTGCGCCCATCCGGCCAGCCCGACACAGTCGAACCCGCTCTCCGGCGTCCGCCCTCGCGGCCGGAAGCGCGTGCCGATCGCCGCCCGCGCGCGGGCGAGCACCAGGTCGCCGCTCATCCGCCCGGATAGCGGGTCAGCAGGTCGATGCCCGGCAGATAGGGCTCGCCGCGGAAGTTGAGGGCATTGCCGAAGCGCGCCGCGCACATGGCCAGCGTCTTGTCGCATCCTTCGATCAGCAGCACCCTGCCCGGGGCATCGAAGCGCGGCGGCCGGCGCAGCGTCACGGTCGCGCCGTCGGAGCGGAGGATCGCATCGTCCAGCCCGGAATTGGCCCCGCCGATCCAGCGCAGCCGCCCCTGGCCATAGGCGTTGGGCAGAGGTTCCATGGCATCGAGCATGAGCACCGCATCCTCGATCGCGGTCACCAGGGCGAAGCGCTTCCGCCCGGCCATCGCCACCCGGCAGCGCCGGTCTCCCAGCGCGGCGCGGCATTTGGGCGAAGTCTCCTCCGCCACCGGCCGCTCGATCGCCGCCATCGCGCCACGCAATTCGGCGGTCAGCACGCCGTCGCGAGTCTCGATCGCGCCGATCGTTCCTTCGCCCAGCGCGACCTGGCTCGCCGGATCGGTCCAGTCGCAGGCAAAGATCGTCACCCGTGCCCCGTCCCAGCGCCCCGCGAGCAGATCGGCCTCGCTGATCGCCGCGCTGGTCAGCGCGCCGGTCACGTCCATGCCGCCGGGATCGAGCCCCGCCCCGCGGGTGATCGCGCTCGGCACCATGCCGGGGGCCGCGCGATGCACCAGCCCGTTCCACTCCAGGTCGCGGTCATGCGCGGTCAGCCCGATCGTCACGCCGTCGCACCGTTCGATCCGCCAGCACAGGGCCAGCGTGGTGAGCGCCCCTTCCAGCCAGCTCATTCGCGGATCTCGACCAGCGGCACCGAGGCGAGCGCGCCGGCCAGGAAGGTCGCGCGGCTCACCTGCAGCCGGTCGTCGGCGAAGCGCACCGGCACGTCGAACACGAAACTGGCGCGCACCGCCGCTCCCGCGGCCGGTGCCCGGCCCAGCGTCACCATCCCGCCCGCCCCGAGCGCGAAATCCCCGGTCTCCGCCCCGTCGATCGCGATCCGTACCGTTGCGGCGATCGGCCGGGTGATCCGCCGCGCCACGTCGCCGTAGCGCCGCACCAGCGCGAACCGCGCGGTCGTGCCGTCGCCCGTGCCGATCAATTCGTCCAACGCCTCGCAATCGAAGGGGTCGCGCAGGCGGAAGCCACGCGCCGGCCCCATGCGTGCCCGGAAAAAGGCGAGCAGCTCGGCGATGTCGTCCTCGGAGCGCAATCCGGGCCCGACATCATAATGGGTCCGCGCCTCGGCCCATTCGGCGTTGCGCTTCTCCTGCCCGCCGGCACTGGTCACGATCGAAGTCGAGACCTCCGGCGCCACTTCCGCCTCGCGCCCCAGCGCGAGCGGGAACAGCACGTCGTCGAACGCGTCCATCGCTTCCTCCTGATCGAAATGCACGAAGCCGTCGCGCAGCACCTGAGGCAGCGCCCACAGGAAGGTACGGGCCACGCCGCGCCGCCGTGCCCGCGCCGCCGCGGCTTCGATGTGCCGCCACTGCCGGCGATCCTCGGGCCGCAGCACGAAGCCGGCGAGATAGTGCTGATCCGTCACGGAGTAGCCGAGCCGCGCCTCCACCGCTGCGATCCCGCGCACGCTCGCCGCTTCATGGCCCGTAGCGGCCCAGTCATAGTCCTCCAGCTGCAGCACGTCGAAGGCCGGTGCCGCCCAGCCGATCGGCACGTTCGCCGCCGGGGCGGTCAGCGCGGTCGGCGTATAGACCAGCAGCAGCACCTCCGCCCCGGCATCCACCGCGCGCACCGCGTCGCGCAGCGCCAGCGTCGATGCGGCGAGCAGCGCCCCCGCTGCCGCCGGCACGTCGCTTGCCCCGGCCAGCGCCGCCCGGGCCGCCGCGTCGTGGATGCACAGGCTCCCGTCGGGCAGCGTCCACCACCAGGGCTCGCCGATCTGGAAGCGCACCCTGAGGCCCGCTTCCTTCGCGATCCCGGCGAATTCGCGCGCCACCGCCTGCAGATAGGCCATTGCTCCCGCATGGGCGGGCGAGAGCAGGGTGGAGGGAGGCTCCCAGCCGGTCAGCGCCGGCGATCCGTCGGCCGCGCGCTGTTTCCAGTCGCCCCAGCAATGCCGGTCGAACAGTTCGTAGGACAGCGACAGGATCAGCGCATAGCCCAAAGCCCTGGCCCGCCGCGCATAGTCCGCGTGCCAGGCCCGGCACGCCACGTTGAGCGCCGTCGCGCCCAGGCTCGCATAATGGCCGCCCGAACTGGCCTCGAGCCGGAAATAATGGCTCATCCCCACATAGTGCAGGATCGCCCCGCGCCAGCCGAGCTGCATCATATTGCGCAGCAACCGCTCGGGGGTCAGGTGATAATTGTCGTCATAGCCATTGGCGATCTCCAGCCCATGCTCGGGCACGATCACGTCGCCGATCGCCAGCACCGAGCCCGGGCCCTCGCAGGCAATCTGGCTTAGCTCGACCCAGCCCTCGGCCGGTGCCGCCAGGTCGGCATCCGCCCCGCTATGGCCGGGTGCGACCAGCGAGACGAACATCCGGTCGACATCGCCGGCCCATACCGGATCGGCCTCGGCCGGCAGCAGGAAGCCGCCCTGCACGGTGGCGAAGTCGATCGAGACCAGCGCATCCTCCGCCGTCCCCTCGGCATAGTTCCACAGCCGGACGTACCAGGCGCGCGGATCGCCGGCGGCGTCGCGCCCCTCGATCGTCAGCACCGGGCCGTTGACCGCGTCGAGCGGCTTCACGCCCGACGCGCGCCAGCGGAAGCGCAGCCGGCAGGTGCGAAAGTCCCGCGCGGTCTCGTAGCGCAGCAGTGGATGATCGTGCCGGTCCTCGGCCTCCCAGATCAGCCCGGTAAGGTCGTCCTGGCGATAGAAGACCGCGTCCACCCGCAGCGCATCGGGCGCGGTGGTTACCACCGAAGCCATCATCGGCCGCGGAAAATTGACCGTCCAGTAAGCGGGATCGAAGCGCGAGAGCACGCCCTCGGCCTGCCCGCGACGCGCATCGGCGAGCCACCAACCCATCTACGATTTCCCTCGGATAAGGGGCAGCCGGGCGCGAAAGCCCGGCTGCCCAAGTCGATATGCCCTAGGTCTGCGAGCCCACGACCTGGCCATCGGTATCGCTGGCCGGCGTCCCGGACTTGATGCGCAGCGTTCCGCTGCCATCCACCCACAGCGCATAGCTGCCGAGCCACACCGGATGCGCATAGCCGGTCGTGCCGCCAGACTGGGGAAAGCGCACGCCGCCCGGGTAGGAGAGGTTGAAATGACTGCCGTCATTCTCGAGGACGGCGTCGGCGGTGCCCGAATTGTCGCCGATCACGAACTTGCCGTTTCCGGCGGCCGCGCCGCCGAGCATCAGCTGCTTGACCGCGAACTGATATTCGGAACCGCTACTATCGGCCGACCGCGAGCCCGCGACGATCCGGCGCCCCTTGGTGGCATCGGCAAAGGTCTCGAAGCCTTCGATGTAGAGCTGCTTGGGCCAAGCGCCCAACACCTTCCGGCCCGGAAGAAACACGCTGCCGCTATCCCCTCGGATCAACAGATTCGGCGGCGGCGAGACGACGACATTCTCCAGCGCTGCCGATGTCCCGAGCTCGAAGAGATAGCTGCCGTCGATGAGCATCTCATATCGGCCGCCACGAATGTTGAGATTGCCCACCGGTCCGGTCAGGACGAAGCCTCGCGCGTCCGCGACTTTCGTTTCGACCGATGCCTCCACCGACCAGGTCGAGATCATGTCCAGATCGAAGGCGCGCCGGCAGTCGATGATCCAGGTGCTCGAGAAATTCTGCTCGTTCACGCCGTTACGCGCCCAGACAGCGGTCTCGAAGGAGCGGATTTCCAGATTGCGATGGTCGCCGACGAACACCGGACCTACTTGGCCTGGACCGCCGTCGAAAGCGATTGCGACGGTGCCGGGCGGCACCGAATAAGGCTCGCCGACCAGCGTTTCGGCGTGCTGGTTCGCGATCCGGAGATTCTCGGTGGTCAGCATCGACGCGCACGAACCGGGTCCGATGCCAATGGTCGTGCCCGCGAGCGGCGACGCCTCGATACCCAGGTGGCGAAAGCCTAACGCGCCTTCGCTGATGTCGTTGACCGGCACCGCGGGCGGCGGGCCGCCAAGATCCTCGACCACCCGCAGAGCATAGCCCATGGCGGTCGGAAGCTGGCGCAGCACCGAAGCCCGCGGCCCGTCGCCATGCAGCCGCGTCCGGGTCTTCAGGATGAGGTTGCTGAACTTGTAGAGTCGACCCTGGCGCGAACCCGGGAAATAGACGTTGTTCGATGCATCGATCGCCGCCTGGATCGCGGCGGTATCGTCGGTGCCGCCGCCGCTGCGGTCGGCATCGCCCTTGGCGCCGAAATCGGTGACCGAAACCCATTCCGTCAGCTTGGCGGCCGCCGATCGGCGCACCGCGCCCGGCGCGAAATGCGCGTGCGTGATCGCGTCGGTCGTCTGGCGCACCCAGGCACCATCGGCGATCGGCACGTCATCGCTTTCGATGATATTGTCGGTGTCGGCAGCCTGGGTGGTGAAATCGCCTTCGGTCCAGAAAAACAGACCTTCGAGACCCGCCGCGTCGAGAATGACGGACAGGTCGGCAACGTCCATAGCCTTGACGCCGGCCACGGAATTTACAGCAATTACCATGCGTTACTCCTCCACTTGAACGAATTTCGGCCCAGGCCGGAAGCCTTCGCACGCGCCTAGTCCGCCCCCGCCAGCGCCGCCTTCACCGCCCGCGCCACTTGCCGGCTCGATTGCGCCAGCGCCCGCGGGGCCGTGTCTGCCGCGGCATTCACCGTGATCGCCACGCGCACCTCGCGCGGGCCGGCAGCGGCCGGCGTGGCGGCGACGCTGCCCGCGCTTGCCGGCACGAACAGTTCGGGGCCGCGCTCGCCCACGAGATAGGGACGGCCCGGGCTCACCGGCCCGCCGGTCGCCCGGCCGGGCGCGCCGAACAGCGACATCGCCAGGCCGGTCAGCGCGGCCAGCCCGCCGCCACCGGATCCGCCGCCCAGCGAAGCGATGCCGTCGCGCAGCGCCGATCGCGCGATCTCGTCCATCACTCCCAGCGCCACGCGCTTCAGGTCCTCGAACCCGAAGGTGCCGGTGCGCACCGCGCGCAGCAGCGCATTCTCGATCGCGCGGCCGGCGCGGTCCGCGCCCGCGCCCAGCGGCCCCTCCAGCCCCTGGCGCATCTCCTCCACGTCGCGGGCAAAGGCGCGCGTGTCGGCGCGCACGCTCACGATCAGCCGTTCGATCTCTTCCTCATCCATCGGGAAATCGCTCCTTGAGCCTGGCCAGGGTGCCCGCGTCGGGCGGCAGCGCCGCTTCGCCGCGGATCGCGTCGAGCAGCGCGCCCAGCTCGGCCGGAGTCGCCGCCCAGAAGGCGTCGGGCGGCCAGCCGAACATCGCGCCAGCCGCCCCGGCCAGCCGCCGGGCATTCTCGGCGAACCGCATCACCGGCCCGCCAGTATCTGTCCGATCAGCATGCGCAGCGCCGGCGCCAGTGCCTTGAGGCCGGCAGCGGCCAGCGCTTCGCCGAATGCCGCGCGATCCATCGCCGGGGGATCCTTCAGGCAATGCCAGAACAGCCCGGCGATCTCGGCGATGCCAAGCTTGCCCGATGCCGCGCGCTCCACGAACTCGAACAGCGGCCCGAGCTCGCCTTCCGCCGCCACGAGTGCCTGGAAGCTGGGCCGGAGCACATGGGAGACGCCGCCCAGCACCAGCGCCACCTCGCCGCGCGCCGGGTTCGCCGCGCCGCTCATGCCGACACCACCGGGCCGGAGCTTTCGAGGCTCAGCGTGTAGCTGCGCTCACCGTTGAAGTCGCCGGCATAGTCCAGGCGCGTGACCAGGAAGCGGCCGGTCATCGTCTCGCCGCTCTCGAAGCTGAGCCGATAGTCGTCGAGCATGCCCGAAAGCGCATTGGCCTTCACGCGCGCCTCCGCGGCCGATCCGGTGAACACGCCTGCGCCCGACACGCTCACCGAGCGCACCCCGGCGCCGGAGAGCAGCTCGCGCCAGCCGCCGGAATCCTTGCTGGTGATCGCCACCATCTCGCCGTTCACGCTCAGCTGGGTGGTGCGCAGTCCCGCCACGGTCGCATAGACCGCCGGCGTCGCGCCATTCCCCACCTTGAGCAGGAACGCGCTGCCTCTTTCCGCCGCCATTTCGCTTCCTTTCAATATTCGCTGCGGAGCATCCGCACGCGGAATTCGCTCATCGCCGTCCAGCGCGCATCGCCGTCGCGGGCGATGCGGCTGCGCAGCAGCGTCAGGCTGGCGATCGCCCAGCCTTCCCCCAGCACCCGGGGCATCGCCTCGATCGCCGCCTCCGCCGCTCCGGCGAGCGCGCGCAGGCGGGCCGGCCGCTCGCCCGTGTCGAACAGCGCGACGGCGAACCGGCCCTCGCGTCCGGCCATGTCCTTGGTGCTCCAGTCGGCGAGCCATGCCTCCTCGACCAGGGCATAGGGCCGGGCGGCGCGCACCGGCGGCGCGTCGAACACGCGCGTCACCGCCAGCCCGGCCAGCGCCTCGACCAGCGCGGCCTGCAGCACTTCCTGCACGCTCATCGTACCAGCCCTCCGATCCAGCGCAGCCGCGCGCGCAGGCGGCGGCCTTCGATCGCGATGCCGTCGTCGCGAACCTCGACGCGCGCGTCGGGCGCCGCCACGCGCACCGCCGCCGCCACGCGGCCGATCGCGCGCCTCACCGCGCCGCTCATGCCGCTGCCAGCCGCATACGCCGCCACGGCCGCCACAGCGCGGTCACTGCGGCCGGCGGCGCCGACTCGCCCCCGCGATGGTCGAACAGGTGCGCGGTCAGCAGCACCACCCCCGTGGCGATGGGCGGCGGCAGGTCGCCCCAGCCCGCCGCCGCCCCGGCGCGATAGGCGACGCGCGCCCGTGCCGCCGTGCGCACCCGGCCCACTCCCTGGGCGTCGATGTCGATCGCCGCGTCGCGCCCGGCCTCGATCTCCGTCACCGGCACCGCACCCAGCGCCTGCCAATGCCGCGCCGGTTCGAGCGCCTCCGCGAAGTCGCGCGCGATCAGCACGGTGCCGGTGAAGCGCTCGGCCAGCGCCAGCGCCGTCGCGGCCAGCCCGTCGATCAGCGCGTCCTCGCTTGCCCCGGCGATCCGCAGATGCGCCTTGGCGGCTTCGCGCGCGGCCGCGATCACCGCCGCGGGAAAAGGCGGAGAATCCATGTCACCTCCCATCGGTGTGGAGAAACGGGCGCCGCCCTCCCCGAACGGCGCCCCGGCAAGGATCAGGCTGCCGAGAATCGCAGCAGCTTGATCGCTTCCGAATTGCTCACCATCCCGCCCACGCGCTTGGTCGCGTAGAAATGGACGAACGGCTTGTTGCTGTAGGGGTCGCGCAGCACCTGCGTCTCCCCGCGTTCGACGACGAGATAGCCCGCCCGGAAATTGCCGAAGGCGATCGCCAGGCTGTTCGCCGCGATGTCGGGCATGTCCTCGGCCTCGACCACCGGATAGCCCAGCAGCGTCGCCGGCTGCCCCGCGGCGAGCCCCGGCTGCCAGAGCAGGGCGCCGTCGCTCGTCCGGAACTTCCGCACCCGGGCCAGCGTCGCCGAGTTCATCACCCAGCTCGCCCCCTGGCGATAGGGCGGGCGCAGCGCCTGGACCAGGTCGATCAGCTTCTCCTCGGGATTGGCCGCGAACGCCCCCGCCGCGCCGCTGGCGATATATTGCAGCGTGCCGAACGCGCGCGTCGCATCGCCGGCCGCGGCATTGGGCGCCGCCAGGAAGCCGCGCGGCTTGTTGACGCCGTTGCCGCCGACGAACGCCGCGCCCTCGGCCGCCGCGAACTCGCGCGCGATCTCGTCGCCCAGCCAGGCTTCGACGTCGAACGCGGCATCGTCGAGCATCGCCTGGCTCGCCGCCGGATTGGCGTAGAGATCGCCCATCGGCGGCGCGACTTCGTTGAACACCGGCGTGTCGGTCTCGTCGCGGGCCGCGGTTTCCGCCGCCCAGCCGCTCTCGAAGCCGCCGCTCGCCACCAGCTTGCGATAGCCGCTCGACCCCACCTGCACCACGCTGGCGATCGCGCGGATCGGCGACACGCTCTTCAGCGTCGCATCGATCCGGGCGTCGAGGTCGTCCGGCACGGCATGGGCGCCAGCGCCGTCGCTCGCGCCGCTCATCGCCTTGGCCTCGATCCCGCCGCCCGCGCGCAGGAACTGCTCGAACGCCGCGCCCGTCATGGGCCGCGCTCCGGCGAGCATCGGCCGTTCGGGCGGCAGCCCCGCCTTCTCCACCGCCTCGAAGCTTGCCTCGAGCGCGTCCGCCTTCACTTCGATCATCCTCGTCTCCCGTCCATGCCAAGGGACCCGGGCGGGAGCGTCCCGCCGGGCAGAAATCCGGTCCTTCGAAAATGTCAGTCCAGCGCGTGCACCCGCGCCAGCGGCTGCATCGGACTGGCGACCAGGCTCACTTCGATCAGGTCGAGCGCAGTGATCTCGCGCGGCGTGCCGCGGCTCGCCTGCTTCACCCGATAGCCGAAGGAGAGCCCGGTCACCGCGCCGCGCCGCAGCCGCTCGGCCAGCTCCGGCGCCTCGACGCACCCGATCACGCGCAGGCCCCGCCTGTCCTCGCCGATCGCCTCGATCTCGCCCACCGGCGTGCCCCGGTGCTGCCAGAGCAGCGGCACCCGGCGCGCGCCGGCAAAGGCGCCCCGGCGCACCACGTCGCCGCCACGGTCCACCGCGTCGAACACCGCGGCATAGCCGGCGAAGCGCACGCTCACCTGAGCCAGCCCGGAAAGCCGAGCTTCACCGCCAGCCCTACCAGCACCAGCGCCGCCACCATCCGGCCGGCCCATTGAAAGGCCGCCTTGAACGCCGATCGCTTGGCATCGCGCCATGCGCCCAGCAATTCGCGCAGCTCGCTCATGTCCTTGGCGGCGCCGGCATCCTCGAGCCCCAGCCGCGCCAGTGCCCGCTGGGCGCCCAGCGTTCCCGCTTCCTCGGCGATCGCGCGCAGCGTCACCAGCTCGGCGCCTTCGCTCTCGGCGTGGCCGATCAGCTGCGCCAGCATCTCCTCGCTCATCTCTCGTTCCTTTCCGTGCCGGCCCGTTCCCCATCGGCGGGCCAATCAGGGGCGCATGCCCACCATCTCGCGTTTCTCGTCGTCGGAGAGGAAGCCGGCGGCGCTCACCTGCGCCCAGAGCCGCTCGCGATCCTCGGCCAGCGCGGTCACCTGATCCAGGTCCACCGCCAGCGCCGCTTCCGGAAACCAGCCCGCCAGCCCCTCGGCGATCCCGCGCAATAGCTTGCCGGCCAGCGGCAGGATGGCGAGGCGCCACAATGCGCGATTGGCCTCGCGGTAATTGGCATAGGCGGCGTCGCCCGGCAGCCCGAGCAGCATCGGCGGCACTCCAAAGGCCAGCGCGATGTCGCGCGCCGCCGCTGCCTTCAGCCCCACGAAATCCATGTCGGCCGGAGTAAGGCTCAATGCCTGCCATTTCAGCCCGCCTTCGAGCAGCATCGGCCGGCCGGCATTGGCCGCGCCGGCGAATCCGGCCTCCATCTCGCGCTTCAGCCGCTCGAACTGGTCGGGTGCCAGCGCGCTGCCGTCGCCGGGATCATGGACGAGCGCGCCCGATGGCCGCGCCGCATTGTCGAGCAGCGCCTTGTTCCAGCGCGCCGCGGCATTGTGGATCGCCACCGCGCCCGCCGCCGCGCCCAGGCAGCCCAGGCCATAGTGATCGTCGACCGGCGAGAAGCTGCGCAGATGGATCACCGCCGGGCGCCCGGACGCATCCTCCGCCGCCAGCCGTGCGACATTCTCTCCCACCCGGTAGCGATAGGCGACCGGCCAGCCGCGCGCATCGGGTTCCACCGTCACGCGTTCGGGCCGCAGCGCATAGAGCTCGCGCACCGCGCCGCCCTCGTCGGCCAGCACCTGCACATAGCCGTTGCCGTGCAGCAGCAGGTGCGCCGCCAGCGTCTCGATCAGCGGCTGGCCGCCGGAGCGCGCCGTCACCAGCGCGAGCAGCGCGGGGTCGCTTGCAGACAGCACCGCGCTGCCCGCGCCTTCGGCGATCAGCTTCACCGCGCGCTGCGCCACCGGATTGTGGCAATAGGCTTCACGTACCTGCGCTTCGTAGCTGCGCGGCCATTCGCCGATCGCGCCCATCTGGGTTCCCGCGCGCGACAATGCCGGCCGCGCGCCTTCGCGTGCGGACTTCCGCCCGAACCATTTCAT